GTTTCCGGTGCAAATGATACTTCTGCTAAATCGCCCTTGTACACTGTGCTTGGCATGTTAATCAACTCATGGTATTGCTTCTGCGAGTATTACTACTTCAACTTGGAATGTCATACGGAATAATTGCTTGCTACGGTCGGAAAGGTCGGTGCGGGTCTTGAAAACTAAGCGGTCAAAACTTACTCCATCCCCCTTTCTTTTCGAGTGAATCAGCCTTCGCACTTCGTTCTCAAGTGCTTGCAGATGCTTCCTCCCCTTAACAGTTCGCATATCAACCGTGATATTTATACGAGAAGTGACGAAATCATAGAACAATTCCGGTGCTTCTTCGTTGTGTGCGGTTTCATAGCACATGATATAATCATGGCGTTGCAAATCAATACGCTTTCCTCTTTCCGGCGATGTGGTAGCAATATCAATTACTATGGGGCGTATATTGCTGGTATTTCCCCGATTCCAGTCAGTTTGAAACAGGTTGATGATAACATCAAGTGATTCAGTCCAAGTTGCAACCATCAAATACCACCACTTATTTTGTCGCTAAGTTCTTTAAAGTTTAAAGGAATAATAAAACCATCTTTGAATTGCAAATTGTGTTCCACCATCTTCGGATTCTGCCGTAGCATAGCATCATCGGTGGCTTTCAAGAGTTTTTCCATTTCTTCATCGGTGGCTTGTTTTTTACTTGAAGTGTTAAAATATGCACCATCTTTTTGTTGTAAACCTTGAGCAGTAGCCTCAATATCCATCATTCGCTCACGAAAATCTTTGGGTTCTTGAGTGAACTCTTCACGCATTTGCTTTTGCAAATGCTTGTCTTTAATGTACATTTCAATAATTCCAGTATGAAAGTAATCACCTTGTTCTGTGAACATTCGCACACTCACTCAAACACCACCATCTCGACATACTTTGGTAGGGTTCGGTCGATTTCGGCTTGATACAACTGCACCTTGCTGGCAAGGTCGATGTTCTGTGTACCTTCGGGAATAAGCACCGAGCGGTCGTCAGCCATCAATAATTCAATAGCAACCATCTTAGTACATACATCCTCAATGGCTTTCTCAAGGTATCTTTCACCGTAAATGTAACTGGTTTTGATAGCGTTCCATTCAAAGAACGGGTAGGAGTTGTTGAAGTAAACAATCCCCATTTCGTGGTCAAGCCACCAATCACGGAGTCGGCCACTGTCACCACTACCGCTACCACCCTGTAAGTCAACTAAGAGTGATTGTTGAGTAATAGCCCCTGTAATTGCTCCTAAACTGCCGGTGACAGCCACACATCCTGTAAAGGAGGTAGCCGTCTTACCTGTGTATCGGAATACATCACCGCTGGCATCAATAGCAACGCCAGCGTTTACGAATCCTTCTGTTGATGCTACATTGATAGTTGTAGTGTCAAGGCTTGTGAATGTAGTGCTGTTGGTTTGCGTTTGGTCAATAGCAATGCTTGATGAATTGGTGACCATACTACACACCTCACCAGCCTTTACACCCCTCATGCTGGTGACTTTGACCACACCTGTACCGTAATCGGCGTTAGCGGTAGCCAAAAACTCATTATGAATACCGATATTTGATGTGGAGCCTTCAAGTGTGAATGGTGGTGAAAACTCAACAGCCGCTTTGCTTACACGGTCTTCCTTGTTTATGAGGTCAGCAAAGTTTTGCGCCACTGTAGCGGCATCAAAGTCGTCACGCCATTGTCCTGTACCTGTACCTTGAGCAAGAGTAGCAACGGTTCCATTACCGGGTGAAAAGTACACTGCGGCTGAACTAAGGGAAGACACATCCTCAAACTTTACACGGGCTTCTGCCGCACCAATTTCACGATAGTCAGCACCTTGCCATAGTTCAAGGCGAAGAATTTGCTGTACATTCCTAAAAAGGAGGGGTGCAGTACCGACATAATCAGTGTAGTACCGTCGTCGGTATGGCTTGTAGGTATCGAAATTGATGTACTCGGCTGATACCAAATAAGGTCGCCAAGCGTTGCGAGTAAGATTGTCGATGCGGTCTTGCATCTTGAGAATAACATGGTCCACTTTTGCCTTCGTCATTCCACGAGTACGGCCATCTGTGAACGATGCTTGGTTTTGCACATAGGTGTTGTCAGCCACTTGATAATCAGCCGCCGTAATACTACCACTGAAAACCAGTTTTACACCGCTGGCTGAACTGGTAATATCAGTAATGACTTTTTCAAAACCCATAGGGTCTGCATCGGAGTAAATCAAAAGTGTGTCACCAATACTGTAGCCGTTGTTTCGATAGTCGCCACCAGTGACAAACACACCATCAGTAGCACTGTCGGCACTTACGAGGACAGCCTCGCTTGGTCCAATATCGAGTAGGTCAGCGACTTTTTGGGCGGTGGTGTACACTACAGCAGACGGGTCAAGTGGGCGGGTTTCCGCCTCACCGGGACTGAACACTACTGGCATACATTACCCTCCCTCATTCAATAGCCTAAATCCTGTGAATAGTCGGGGTTATTACGAGCATTTTCCGTCATTTCTTCGAGAGAATTAAAATTACCAGTTGGGAACGATTCTGCCGGGAAACGAAGTCTTGGTGGTTGGTCTTTGCTTTGTATCATCATTTGTGCTGGACAATTTGCATTCATACAAACCATTTCCCCTTCACCGGGGTGAACTTCTTCCAACTTTCCTTGACAAACTTTACACTTTGGAGCAACATTATGCCTCGCTCGCACTTCTTCGGGAAACTCCACCCCTGCTACCGAAGGATAGCCAAATTTCAAGATACTCCAAGCATCACGCATAGGAACTTGGCGAGAGGTCATGATACGACGCATGTGTTCAGCCTCGGCATCGGGTTTGAACTCTTCTTGTTGTAATAGTTCCTTTGTTCTTTCTTCGGAGGGCATATCCTTCCAAGTCACCTTGTTGTTTGCTTGAAGAAAACCTTCTTCTTCGGGCGGCATACCATCACGGAGTTTACCTTCACTGTCAAACAAATCGGGTGTTTGAGGCATCTCACTCTCAACATTGGGTTCACTCAACGAACTTTCCAAGTTTTGCCCCTCAAAGGGTACTCTTTCGTTGATGAACTTGAGTCCGTGTTCCTCCGGGTTCGCTACAGCGTCGTACATGAGTTTGTCACGGGCTTGAGTGAACCGTTCAGCACCACCAACTTTACCTCGGTCAGTACCAATATCACGATTGGCTTTTTTGTTTGCCCACCGTTGAAGGCGAACTTCTTCACCATCATGGGTAAGCACTTTTTGTCGGTGAGGTTGTATTGCTTTAATTAAAATCTTCATAGTATCACAGCCTATTTTTTTCGTCACGACCTGCTAAGTTGTATTCCATTGGTTTGTCACAACTACCACAAGTGGCCCTCCACATAAAATGAAGGAAGCCACAGTGTGTACAGCGTGTACCCGAACCTATGTTCAGCACATCACCGATATTACGATTACGGTTGCGTTGTGAAGATGTAATACCCTTGAGGGGGTTTTGCTCGTCAGTCACAGCGGCAATGCTGTACTCACTATCGTTCTTGACACCTTGCTTACTCGACCGCATCATATCGCTTAGGTCGAGGGTTCTTGCATCAAATCCCATACCTACTCACCTCAAGCGAGTTGATATGTCACCATGACAAAGATGTTACCCAACACAGGGAACACTTCTGTATCAATCACAGAACTCGTACTGCTTGAATCAGCAACCGCTTGAATGAGGTCTTCAACTGTAGCCGCCCATGTAGCCGCCGCATTTACCTCTTTAGGCGAAAAAGGGCCGAAGCACTTTACGCCAACTTTGGTTAGTGTTGCCATCGTTGGTCACCTCAAGAGCGGCGACCAATTGCAATGAATGTACCTGCTTGTTCCGGGGCTTTTGCGGTAGCATCGCCACCACCAGCCACTTCACCAGCACTGATTCGGATTGTTGTACCGTCAATGCGTACATCGGGTGCAAAGACCAGCGATGAAACTGGTGGTGATGCACCTGTGTCTGTTGAGTCACGGGTAGCGATAGCACCACTGCTGTTTGCACCGGCAAAGTCAATGCTTGCAAGCATTGAACTCAAGTCGATATTAATGTCAGCGGCTCCATAGGAACCTGTGACAATCATTCGGTCACCGAAAACGGTTGGTCGGGGGTCAATTGTAATAGCCATTATTGTTCATCTCCTGTTGTTTCTTCGCTGGGTTCAACTTCACTTAAAGATTCCTCAATTGGTGTAGGGTTCAAATGTCCCTCAACCAGTTTGAGTGCGGCTGTCTTTGTGAGATAACCAGCACCCGTAGGTACTCCTTGTGCTTTTAGCCAAGCAAGAATGTCTTTGCGGCTCCAACCCGTGTCGGGCAAGCCATCATTGTCTGCGTCTGTGGTAATACCACCATCACCTTCAATCAAGAAGCGTGATGCAGGTAGTGAGTGTCGCCATTCGTTGAGCCATTCTTGGCTTACTTCAACGACTTCACCACGAGTCCACATACCCATTGTATGTCGCATTGGGCGTTCAAAGAACGGTCCCAAAAAGGTCACAGTAGGCACTTAGCCCACCTCAATTAAGCAAGATTGCGGTCACTGTACCTGCGCCAGCCGCTTCACCGTGAAGAGTGAGGCCCGGAAGTGCGCCACCTGTCTTAGCGAAAGCCGCTGTACCTGCGTTAGTGAAGGTAGCGGATAGAGTCTTGTCTGCTGTTGCACAAGTAGTTCCGATAATTCCAATAATTTTTGAAACACCTGCGGTGAAAACCATTGTTTGCTCGGCGGCATCTGCCAAAGTGAATGCGATTGTTACCAGTCGCATGCTTCCGACAGCATTACCATCATCGTTGCTTGCCTTAAAACCAGCAAGAGTACCGGGGTATGCACCACCGGAGTTGCCGTCTAACCAACCTGTTTCTCCAATTGGTGTTCCTGTTCGTAGGTCGAGGTCCAAGAGAACATCAACTGTACCGTCAGTAAAGTCACCAGTTTCGTAACTGATTGTCATGCCTTTGTGTAGTTCTGTTTGCGTTGCCATAATATGTCATCTCCATTATTTTTTTCTTATCCACCATCACTTAAGGTCACGAATTGAAGCGTGTCCTCCGAAGAAAGTCGTCCATAGTTCTCCCATAGTTCGGTACATTCCTTCTTGTCCAAGACGGTTGATTGCGAATGGGTCACCAGTTTCAATACCACTCTCGAAGTATTGGGTTGGGATAGCGGTCGAGAAGTACAAGTAGTCCGTATCGAGGAAGTACATGCGGCTCAAGGTGTCTGCTTGAACATCCTTAGATGGGATGATTGGGACACCGTTGTAGGTAGCGACGATGAATCCGGCTTCGATACCGGGAACACCCTTCACACCGTTGTAGGTAGGAGTGATTCGCTTCTCTTCCATGAATCGCTGTTGCGACTGTAGGAGTTGTTGAAGGCGCATCAAAGTGTCATATCCTGTAAGGATGACCTTTGGATTGCCACCACGAGTCCAGCACTTTTGGAAGATGCTGTCCAAGTGGTCGAGGGAGAGAGTTCGGTCAGTACCGGAGTTCTCATCGTGTTCTGCAAGGGACCAAGCATTTGCGCTTCGGTCGATTGAGTAAATGTCTTCATCGGAGCCAGCAGATGCACCGGTAGCGATACGGTCAAGTGACTCGAAATCGTTACCAGCGGCGGTAGCCTTGTCAACAAGAAGCATCTTGTTGATATGCTCGGCGTGGTGCTTACCCATTTCTTCCTTGAGGATTGAGCGAATGTCGCCCAGTCCGTCATCCTTGTCAGCAAGGAACATTGCGGTTTCGCTCATGTCGAAGGTGTGAACCACAGTCTTCGGCTTTGCGGCAATGTGCTGGAAGGTAGGCTTGGTGGTGTCCGGTAGGGTTGCGTTTTCTGCAACACCGCCGCCAACACTGAACGAAGGTCGTGCAGTGATGACTCGCCATCCACTGCGCTCCCACGGTCGCTTTGGTAGGATTGAAAATGCGTTGAACTCTTGGTTCAATTGGGACCAAACTTTGCGACCATAAATCGCTTGGTATGTACCAGCAGTTGTACTCATCATTGGGCTGTCAGCCTTGAGCAATTCACTACCGGAGTAGGAATAGCCCATTGCGTTCCCTGCGCCGTAGTAGTATCGTTCCATGTCAGTTACGCTTCGGATATAATCTCGTGCCATATATTTCACTCTCCATTATTTTTTTTGTTTTTCAAGCCCCTCGTGTTACCGATGCGGCGAGATTGTGTACTTCATCCCAAGACATGTTGCTCAAGTCTTGTGTGGATGGGACTTCGACATTAGATGTGGAAGCCGACTTTTGAATTGATGTGCCGGAAATGGCGATGTTGTCAATTCGCTCACTTAGAGCATTGATGGACTTCATCACTTCATTGATTGGGGCACGAGCGTCGAACTCGGCTTTTTCAGCCTCATGCTTTGCGATTGCCATTTCATTGTTCAATCGGTCAGCAAATTGAGATTCAAGGTCGCCACGGAATCCTTGTTCCAATGCGGCGGCTTTGTACACTTCGTATGCGGCTTCAATATCAGTTGAAGAAACATTGCTGTGGTTAAGGTAACCCTTGCTCATCGAAACAGGTCCGAGTGCGCCGGATGGGGTCTTACCACCGGATGAGGTGATTGCGTTGATTGCACCAGTGGAAGGTGAACCATTTTCTTGTCCACGGCCACGAACTTGACCAGCAAAGTAGTCAGCACCGTCAACAGCGTCGGGGTTGTCGAAGCCACCAAGTTGTGCCTTCTCCAAGTTGTCGAAATGTTGTCGTGCTTGACCAGTGTTGACACCAGCAGATTTGAGGGTGTCTTCCATCCAGTTTAGGTATTCAGCGGTGATTACATCGCTGTATTCACTCTTTGCGTACATCTTATCATCTTTCATATCTTCATCATCCTTTTTGTCTTCGTCTTTGTCAGCGAATGGGTTTTTGGATTCTTTCTTTTCCTCTTTGGGTTCGGAATCATCCTTTTTGTCTTTCATAGACGCTTCAAGTGCAGGGGGTAGTTCTCCCTTTTCCATTGCGTCAAGTCGTGCTTCAAGTCTGTTCATAACATTGTTTAAGTCATTTTCTGTGGTCATGTTGGTGTCCTCCTTTAGAATGCGAAATTGTGCTTCGGGGTTAATTCCCTTTTCACAAATCGTAATCTCATGTAGTTCCATCTTACTGATTTCTTGGTAATCTCCATGTTCTCCATCGGACTTTCGCACTCGCTTGAATGCCTGTCCTCCAATGGAAAATCCTTGCAGATTACCCTTACGGATTTCTGCGGCCACTTCACGAGCCTTTTCAATGTCGTTGCGAAGTGAAACAACCACAAACATACCAGTATCATCAACTTCGGATTTCCACATCCTTCCGTTTGAGTCAACATAGGAGTCAATAACTTCTCCCACTTGAATGTTAGAGTGAGCAAGTTGTACATTGCGGAACTTGTCACTCTTCATGAATCCACCAAAAGCATCCTTTAGTGCTGAACGGGTAATGAGGTCGCCTTGCTTGTCCACCAGTTCAACTGATGCGTAGCCAGCGATAACCATATCGGAACTGCCCTTGAT